AATAGCATCACGAGCTTCGTCAAGCTTGGAATCCCAAGCCTGCTCTAGAACTTCGCGAGTTTCTTCGTTCAGGATGCCGTTGTCAATTAATGGTTTTAGTGCTTCGAACATTTAATTCTCCTGAAACTTATCTAATCTTCAATTCATTGATTAATCTTGAAACTTCCGTTGCAAGATACTTCTGAGCTAGTCGATCATTGTTTAGATCTTTAGCCATATCAAACACACGGTGCCCACCCTTCATGTTCATGAGACCCTCATAAACTGCTGTTGGATAGGCACTTGGTGCGCTGGGTTGTGCTACGATATCAACTGTGACAATATCAAAATTGCTGACCTGTCCACTTGATTCATTAACGTCACCGCTTCCGCGGCTGCTAACACCAAGCTTTACGCCAGAAGTAATCATCACACTTACAATCTTACCCATTGGGGTGGGTAATATTTTCATTTTGCCACAGCCTTTTGATCCATCTAACCACATTTCAGTGATCATGTGACTTACTCTATCTAAATTAATACGCAGATTAGTTGGATGATCAACTTCACCTAGCACAGAATAACCTTTGGTAATCTGCTCATTTAGATTTTGTACTGCTCTGGCAATTTCATGACGGGGATAAACACGCTTATTGGCATTCTCCCTGTCACCTTCAATGAAGATCCCTTTCATATACAGGTCCTTACCTTCATTGGCCTGTATTGTTTCCATACAAGCCTGATCAAAGCTTAGATTTTCTGTTAAAAAGGGTTTCATATTATTTTCCTATTACTTTAAGTTAATTGATGTCTTGTTTGTGCCTGATGGCTCACTATTAGTTGGCTTCTTAGCACCTGAGAAAGACTTACCAGCGTTTGCACCTGGAACATTCTCAAAACTACCAGCACCCTTTAGCTTGCCTTCGCCCTTGCTATAAGCATTGCTTGGCTTACCATACTGCTTACCGTCTGGATCTTCACCCCTGCCGCCTTGAGCTAGGTTCTTGGCAGTTCCACCCATGTCGTTCTTACCAGCAACAGTTGATCTGCTGTTAGTTGAACCACCGATTGAACCATTGCCTACGCCCTGGCCTTCAGTGTTTCCAGGTGTTGCAACCTTCTCAACATACTCACGCATAAAGCCTTCTTCTGGCATATCATCCATGCCACCCATGTCACCATGTGAAGTCTCGCCGCCTTCATCACTCATTAGTTTTTCGAACTCTGCCTTGAGGTCGTCAAGAGCATCTTCGAGATCAACAACACGATCTTCTAGACCTTCTTCACCGCCCATGTCGTCGTCGCCCATGCCGTCGTCCATGTTATCCATGTCGCCGTCATCTTCGCCTTCTTCACCGTCTTCTTGGTCCATGCCTTCTTCGTCAGCTGAAATGTCGCCCATCATGTCGTCGGTGGCGTCCATGTTCTGGTCGTCATCTTCTTCCATGTCATCCTGCATTTCTTCTGCTACAAGGTCATTATAAATTTCACGTGACTTTTCAACAACAAGGTTGTGAAATAGCTCATTAGCTTTCTCTGTTTCCTCATTGATGATATATTCAATCAATTGTTCAAACTTATTTCGCATGTTGTATCACTCCTAAAAGATTAGTTCTATGCTGAACTTATTTACTGCGTAGATAATATCAGTATGTAAAATAGGGTTATTTTGAGTGATTTGGAAAAGATAAGCGTTTTTAAGCAGGAGGTGCTGCTGGCTGACCATACATCAGCTTCACTCTTTCAATCTGCTCTTTAAATTCCACAGAGCGTTGATCGTTCATTTTTCTTAGCTGGCTAATTTGTGCAAGGGTAAGTCTTGTCTTTCGTAGGTCTTCGATCTTTTCCTGACTGTCGTCTTTGGAAATATCTTGATAGCCTTTTCTCTCTTCGCGAAACATTTCTGCTAGTAGCATAATAAACAAGCACCTTGTATTTTATATTTATATAGCAAGGCTTGGTTCCGAACCACCAGGCGCTGTAGGTGCTGGTGCGCCGCCAGGAGCACCAGGAGCACCACCTTGGCTAATACCATCCTCTGTTCCAGGGGGTGCTTCTGCACCAGCATCAGCTGATAGATCACCAATTGTATCCAAGTCGCCGGTAATACCACCAGGAGTAACACCTACGTTACGCATGTCACTGCCTTGCGGCTTGCTCATGTCAGGAGTGCCGCGCTCTTCATGCCATAACTTCTCATTCTCTGCCATTTCCATTTCATTAAGTCCAAGATACTTCTTAAGAATGAAACGCTTGGCAAGGAATTCAGTGTCTTTAATGCCGCCAAATGCTGTAATACGCTGACTGTTGAGTTCAATTTCACGATAAGCAGCAAAGTTTTGTGGTTCACTGAAACGCATTTCAAACAAACTATTGTCTAAATTAAAGCCTCTCCACTTTAAAAATAGCTTAAATTCTTCATCAAACTTGCTACTAATATACTTCTGTAAACGCTTACAATACTCATTGAAACGATATTCCTGAATCAATGCAGTTGTTACTTTACCATCAGTATAGGCACGATCACTGTCATCCTTGCCTGTTGGCAAATAACTAGATGGAATACGCAATCCTCTGAACAACTTGTTCTGGAAGTAACGCAAGTCATCAATTTCACCTAGGTTTTGCCCACCTGGTAATACCTCAACACTTGATCCACGACCGTCCGCTGTCTGAGGGAAGAAGTAATCTTCATTGATTGACAGCGGATTATAGCTTGCATCCATTAGGTTTTGCCCGCCGCCACTTTGTGTTGGGATACGACGCTGATGAATTTCATTTTTAACACGCTCAAGGAATGACATCTGCATGTGCGCAGGCATGTTACCAACGTCAATTTTAAACACACGACGTTCAGGCGCACGTTGCACACGGTAAATTAATAGTGAGTCTTCAAGTAGTTCTTTTTGCTTGAATACTTTAAAAATACCCTCAAGTATGCTAACACCAAATGGCCAGTTAACATCAAGTCCTTCAGTTAAACTACAATGAATAACATGTTCTGCATCAATTGGAAACTCATTTGTACCAACACCAAAGCGATTATTTGAGTTTAACGAGTCACCGCCAATGCCATTGCTTGTATTATTACGACTTCCGCCGGAATATGGAGCAAAAGAATAAGTGTCGTTTTTGCCTGGTGGACGAGTAATTGTGTCATTCTGTAAGTTGGGAGCAAGATCACGAACATAGTAAACTTCAGGAACTTTACCCTGTGACTCGTTTACAATGATTTTACTGACCTTATTCATTTCACTCCAGTACCACTTGTAAGTTTCTGGATCACGAACAAAAATTTGATCGCCGTACTTTAATACATTGCGGAAAATTTTAAAGATCTTACGATCAAAGTCGTTTAAACTATACCAAGCAGTAAGCTGTTCTTTTAAAATAGCAATTTCGTTTTCAGTTGCTTCATCATGAAAATGAAAGTTAAATGCTGTGTTTGTATCTTCGTTTGTCTGTGTGCAAAATTCAGCTAGAATATCAAGAGCGGCGTTTACTTCACTGTCAAGATCCATGTTTTCGTATTGTGAATAACGATCAATTCTATTGGGATGTCCGCTGTAAATATCGGGCAACATGCTTTGGTAATTTCTAAATGCAGCCTGTGCTTGACTATCTAGATATCCAAAGGCATAGTTTGCAGTTGAGCCATTAACTGGGCTCATACTGCCATCGGTAACCACACGAAAATGTTTTGTCCAAGCCATAATTTTATCCTATTATATATTTACATTAACTTACGGCTGATACAGTATTTCTAGTATTGTTAGAAATATTACGCATTAAGTCCAGTTGATCTTCCATTGTTCTTGAAATTACCATTAATAGCGTTGTCATATCTTGCATTGAAGCTTTGTCTTCTTCTTTTTTACTGGTAAGTGCAGTAGCCATTAGCTTATCACGATCTGTTTCTTGTATTCCAGCAGCTTGTTTTATCGCTTCTGCTCTTGCTGCTTCTGTCATTGCTGCAAATTGTTGAGTTTGTGTGTTTAGATTTGATGTAGGTGTTCCTGAACCTTGATCAGATGGTGTTGCTTGAACTGCGGCAGGAGTATCTTCACCGAACATCCAATCATATAAGGCTGTACCAGCTTTTTCGCCAGCCATACCACCAACA